GGCAGGCTTACTTTCTAAATACAGATGGACCAGGAACTGAAAAGATAAGATCAGATATATTTAAAGTAGAATCTAAATTTGCCTATACTGAAACCTTGAAAAATCACATAGACAATCTGAAAGATATAATGTTTGAGCTATCCAGTGTTATCCAAGTAAATCCTGCCATAATATCAAAATTGGGAAATCTATCAGGAGTGGCCTTGAAATTAATGTTTGCCTCTATGATATCAAAGACCAATATCAAAAATACTATCTGGAAGCCTAAACTGGAGCAGATGTATTCTGATAGCCTGAAGATGAGGTCAATTTATGAGGCTTATTCGTACCCCGAAGATATGGACATTGAGATTATCACTCACATGCCAGTACCTCTGAATGAGAAAGAGGAAGTTGAAACTGCAATAATGAGGCTATCGGCTGGATTAAGTTCAATTAAACGTGAAATGGACAATATGGGCGTAGAAGACCCTGAAAAATTGGTGGCTGAAATACTGGAAGAACAGCAGGCACAAGAAAAGAATATGGGCGGACCTTACAATGAGTGATGAATGGAAAAAATACATTCTGGCTAACCGAGAAAAGTATACCAAACTTACCGCAGCGCAGGACAGGGCTTTAGGCAGGCTTTATATTGACTTTGCTGGCAACGCAAAGCGTGAGGCTCTGGCAATAATTGATAAAAAAACTTGGAGTTATACACAGAAACGATATGCAGTCAGGGAACTCCTAAAAGAAGCTTCCAAACTAACCGATGACTTTAAAGGGGTACTTGACAAAGCACTAATTGAAAGTGCAAATGTAGGTGCTGATGTAAATCGTGTAATGCTGAAAAAGTATAGCCAGAGGCTTGGTGAAGCTGGTTTTGATGTCAATATGCAAAGGGTACTTTATAGTGTACCAAACGAGGCTGTTAAATTAACTTATAATAGAATTTTAGAAGACGGCCTAAAATTATCAGATAGAATATGGATACTTGATAAGCGTACCAAACAAGAAATTGAACGGATAGTGCTTGAGGAAATAGCTAGTGGTAGGCCAGCGTCAGATAGGATACTTGAAGCAAGACTTAATAAGCTACTCAATCCTTCAAGGCGGGCAATTACTACTAAACTGCATGGCAGGAATGTACAATTTGACGCAGCCAGATTACTTCGTACTGAACGGGCAACAGCATTTAGGGAAGCCGACAGATTGGCGTCAATGAATAATCCTGGACTGGTAGGAATTGCATGGCACACAACAGGAGACGCTTGCGCTGAATGTGAGGATATTGCAAGCGGTGGTGATGAGGGACTGGGGGCTGGAGTTTACAAGCCTGAAAATTTGCCAGCACAACCCCACCCTCAATGTATGTGCTATACGTCAGATGTTGCTATTAGTTCAAAGCAGTTTACTACGAATTGGATAGAGTTTATAGATAGTAAAAGTACACATCCTGAACTTGATTTATGGTATAAAGACGTTTATTTAAAGGCGGCGTAAATGAATTGAATAGTGGAGTTAAGTGAAGTGATAGTTAAGTTTAGTTTAAAGTAAAGTGAGGTGAATTATATGAAAAATGAAAATAAAGAATATAAAGAATGTTCCGATATTACTAAAAGTCTTATATGGACAGACCCAAGGATACAAGAAGCTACAAAAATGGAACTTGCAGAAGCTGAAATATATGGTAAATTCCAGTCGGCTTTTGGTGGTATCTACAATGTTATTGATTTGGCTATAGTAGATGTGGGAAAAGCTAAAAAAGCTAAAGACCTTATTGGTAACATTCTAATGAATACCAGAGATAAATCTATAAAGTATATTAAAGAAACATTTTAGTAGTAGTGCTTAACTCCACTACTGAATTTATTAACGATATTTATTTAAAGAAGGTGGCATAATATTATGCCTTATCCAAATGAATTTTCATGTAGACTTAAAAATCCCGATAACTTTGAAAAGAATAGCTTTAGACGAATTACACAAGGTAAATTGTCTATAATAATTGGTAGACTTAAAGGACAGAAAACAACTACGACACAGGCTTTCCGCTATCCTAAAGGTAGTTGGAGTAAAGAGCAGGCAAGAAAGCACTGTGAGGATCATAAGGGCAGTTTTCACGAAGCAGGATAATCCTTAACGGATTTTTAAATATATAAACCGCATATTAAGACGTTCAGATTTGGACGTTTTTTTATTGCAACGATTAAGAAAGGGTGTCAAGAATGGCAGACGAAAAAACTAACTTAGATGAGTTAGAAGAAAAAACCTCTGAAGAAGAAACTGAAGAGGAAAAGGACAAAAAGTTTGACTACAGCTATGTAAGGGAACTTAGGGAAGAGGCCAAAAAGTATAGAACCGATAAGTCAAAGCTAAAGACTGAATTTGCAAAGGTTCAGGATGCACTGAAAAAAATTGAAGATGAGAAGCTAACTGTAACCGAAAAGGACAAGAAAAAGATTTTAGAGCTTGAAAAAAGTCTGGTAGATATTCAGACCGAGTACAAGGACAAGGAAGTAGATAATCTTATTCTAACTGTTGCATCTGGTAAGAACTTTGCAGATTTAGATGTTGTAAAACTATTGGCTAAGGCTGAACTGGCTTCTGAAGAAGATGTAGACCAAAAGACTGTAGAAAGCGTAATAGACAAAATAGCAAAAAGCAAACCATACCTCATCAAGGAAGCTGAACCGGGCAAACCTGGCAGTGGGAACTTTGCTAAGAAGGATTTGGAAGGTGGTAAGACTCCTGATGAGATGATGGGTGATTTTTTGCACGGAAAATAATTTAAGGAGAATAAAATGAGTAGACCTGATATAAAAAGTAGTTTGACCGATGCTGCTGGTGGATATACAGTACCAGAACCACTGGCAATTTCTATGTTTGAGAATATAGCCAATGCTTCGGCTATAATTCCATATTTAACAAAAATACCCATGACAAGTGCAACCTTGCGAATGAACGCACTTGATGATGATGTAGTGTGGACATGGGTAGACGGTGAGGGTGGTTCTAAGACAACCAGTAATGAGTCACACAGACAGATAACCTTGACCGCTTATGAGATAGCAATAATTGTTAAGATAACTGAAATATTGCTTGAAGATGCTAATATTGCCTACGATGCATTGATAAGAAAAGAAATTGAGACTCAACTATTGGCAGCACTTGAGCAGTCTTATTTAGGTTATTTTACAGGGACTCCATTTGCACAGACAATAAGTGGAAGTTGTCCTGTTGCAAATACTGTAGCATATGGCACTTATGATGATTTTGTTGCCGATTGTTCACAGGCTCTAAATAGACTTGAGGCAAATGGATTCCAGGATAATATTGGATTTGCAACTCATCCAACAGTAAAAGCCATAATGAGGGACATGAGAGATGATGATGGACATCCATTGTTTCAACCAGGCGATAGAATAGCCGGAGAGCCAGCTACACTTTTTGGCTATCCAATAAGGTTTTCCAGAAACTTCCAGCAAACAGGTTCACCTGCTGCCTATGAACTGATAGTGGCAGATTGGAGCTATTTGTTTGAAGGAGTTAGAAACTCTATGAACTTGAAGAAGTTTGATAGTGGTGTAGTTGGAGATGATAACCTAATTACTGAAGATAAGGTAGCAGTTAGAGCTAAAATAAGACGTGGATTTGCAATTAGAGATGTCAACGCAATCGCAAAAGTTACTGGCCTGTAATAGCAAAGGTTAGCGGACTACCTTAAAAGTCCGCATTAATCTTAGGAGTATTTATGAAAGTTGTAATTAACAAAACTGGTAAGGTAGTTGAAATAAGACAGAGGGAAGCTGATAGATTAGTCAATAGAGGTAAGGCGCATTTACTACCAGAAATACCTTTCAACGATTACGTGCCTACTAAAAAAGAAATAAAAGTAATAGAGGAATATTCTGAAAAAGCCAAGTGGCCCATTAAAGTCCCATTAGAAAAAATAAAAGTAAAAGTAGGAGAAGTTAGAGAACTTGCTGAACCAGTAAAAGAGTCTGTAACTGATATTGATTTAATAGAGCCTATTCCAGAACGATTTACAAGTTTTGAAGAATCTAAACCTAAAAGAAAAAGGAAGAAAAAAAGCAAATTTGTGAAGTGGAATGATTAAAGTAATTTTAAACAAAGATAAAAACCTGCATCCAAATAAATACAAAAGGGGCGAAACAGTTGAAATACCTGATAGGATAGCGTTAAGGTGGATAGATAAAGGTGTTGCACATTATCCTTTCCTTTGGGAACTTAAAGATACCCCTAAAAGAATTAATCGAGGTAAATTAAAGTTAAACGTGGTTTGTGAAGGGCTGATGTTTGGCTATCATGGTTTTGGTGAAGCCATGAGGAATATAACATATTCTCTGTATAACAAAGGCTGTAATATCATAGTAATGCCTCATGACGCAAGCAACACAGGTATTCTAAGAACCCAAAAGGGCAGGATCATAAGCTCATTGAAAAACTTTGTTTATGATAACAATTACAAAACTGTAAATATCATAATGACATCCCCCCTTGGAGTTATCAATAGGGGCGGTAATTATAGGATAGGCTATGTTATGTTTGAGACTCAAGATACGCCGAAAATCTTTATCCGTTCCTTGATGGCAAATGTAGATGAATTATGGGTTCCTTCAACATTTAACCTTGCCAGTTTTACTGAAGCAGGATACACCAAACCTATATTTGCCATGCCCTTAGGAGTTGATACTGACAGGTTTAACCCAGAGAAAGTTTTACCTTTTAATGCTGAATTAGGCAATAAGTTTGTTTTCCTATCTATTATGGGCTGGAGTGCAAGAAAAGGAGTAGATATTTTAATAGAGGCTTACTTGCGAGAATTTAGCGATAAAGAGAATGTTCTCTTATATCTAAAAGGAGCTTATTACCGTGAGAGTGTAGCAAGAGATGAATTAAAACAGATAACTTCTAAAGTTGGTAAGGCAGATGCTCCTAAAATTAGGATTGATTTTAACATTTATCCTGAAGGTACTGAAGATATGTTTCCGAGATTATACAAGAGTGCTGATTGTTTCGTACTCCCAAGTTTAGGTGAAGGCTGGGGATTAAATTATACAGAGGCAATGAGTATGGAACTCCCGACTATCGGTACAAGAGCTACGAGCCAGGTGGATTTTATGAATGATAAAAATAGTTTTTTGATTGACGTTGAACAGTATAGGCCTGAACCAAAATGCAACTGGATATGCCCTCAATATATCGGGGGGAATTTTTCTATTCCTTCAATGACACACTTGCAGCAACTAATGAGACAAGTTTATAGTGATAAGGAATTGGCTGATAAAAAGGGTAAGCAGGCCAGAAAAGATATGGTTAATAAATTTCAATGGAAACACGCTGCAAATAAGTGGTTCAAGAGATTAAAAGAATTAGAGGTTATGCTTTAATGAAAAAATTATGTCTTCTGGCTATTAGTTACAATGAAGAAAAGCATATTAAGTTTTGGATTGATAACCACAGGGAATATGTTGATGAAATTATACTGGTAGATACTGGTAGCACAGACAAGACAGTAGAGATAGCAAAAGAAAATGGCGTTAAAATATTTACTTATTTGTGGGAGCATGATTTTAAAAGAGCTAAAAATTTTGCTTTAAGGTGTTGCAGTATTGCATGCCACCCCGATTGGGTATTCTTTTTAAGCCCTGATTATTGGGTCAGTAATTCAGATATGAAAACAATTAGAGAAGCCATTGAAATAGATGATTTTGATGCTTATAGGACAAGAACTATGTATCATAATAAGGGCTGGTTTGATTTAGAAGATATAAGAATAGTTGATGAACCACCAATAGGGGGAATAGTTTTATTTAAGGATGACCCCTATACTTTTTATACAGGGAAAATCGATGAGACGGTTGATTCATCTTTAATAGTTTGCGGAAAAAAAGTTGGTTATTTGGAAGTCATGCGACATCATGATAGCAGTGAAAATAATGAAGATAGGAATAAATATTACAATGTTCAATATTACAATATTCTTCAGCAAATGTGGAATTTAGAAGATGCTTTAAATATTGCATTAAATTCAATAAGAAAGGCATTGAGATGAAAGAAGATAAAATATCTCTATGCTCGTTAGCTTATAATTCACAAGATTATATTCCCCAGACATTGGGAAATTTCAAACCTTATGTAGATGAGATATGTGTTTTAGTAGACGATAGGACAACTGACAATACCGTACAACTTCTGGACGCTTTAGGGGTAAGATGGGAATATTTAAAATGGCGTCATAATTTTGGCTGGGCTAAAACTGAAAGCGTAAAACGAGCCACGGGGGATTGGATAATCTGGCTGGACGATGATGAAAAGATATCAAAGATACAATGTCCAAACTTGGTAGCAGAAATTAAGGCAATGCCGGATGATGTCGGTGCGATAAAGTTACCACGAAAACATCACTACCCGGACTGGTCAGAGGACGAGGAAAATTATATAAAACAATGGTATCCTGATTATCATGTGCAAGTTTTCAGAAATATAGAAGGATTATGCTGTACTGGTAGAGTACATGAAGGTTTTGAACCATCGATTATAGGTAATGGATTTAAGGTAATAACTGATGATAATATAGCCATACACCACCATGCGTTTAAGGGTAATAGAGAGTTAAATGAGACAAAAAAGCATTATTATTTTGAAGCATTAAGGAAATTACCAGACTCATGGAATGTGGAAAACGAACTGCCCGAAGGAGTAATAAAAGAACATCTGGAGGGTTGGTGAAACGAGTTTGATTCAAGAGGAAAAAAAACAAGAGATAAAAAATAGAATGGCCGAAGGTTGGGAAGTCAGTGAAAGAGATGTTGAAATACCGTTTGTGCTTGATAACCTGCCATCTCCTCCAGCTAAATTATTAGATGTGGGTTGTAGCGATAGTTCATTTTTATTAGAGATGGACAAATTGGGATTTGATGCTCACGGTATAGATGTTAATGATTACATTGTTCCATATAGTAAATTTATAAAAGCAGATGCCAGGGATATTCCATTTGAGGATAAGTCATTTGATGTAATCACCTGTATTAGTGCTTTAGAACACTATGGATTGGTAGAGACTCCTTATCATAGCGATACTGTTTATGACCCAGAAGCCCCTTTTACAGCTATGAAAGAGATGGCAAGGGTAATTAAAGATGATGGTATTATAATTCTTACCTTACCTTTTGGATATTGTGAAAGTGGATTATTAAAATGGATTAAGTTTTATAACCGAGATTTAATTAGACAATTAAGCAACGTTGATGGTTTGTATATATTTAAACAGCAAATTAAGGCTTGCATAAATAATCTTTGGGAGGATATTTCAGAGGAAGAAGGAGAAAAGATTTTAACTACAAATCGAGTTAATTGCAATATTTCGCTAATATTTAAAAAGATAATCAATATAAAAATATGCGAATAGCCACAATAATAACTTATAACGACTGGCCGCTTATAAAAGAATGTGTGGAATCTATAATTGGTAAAGTAGATAAAATTATTGCAATAGATGGTAAATTTAAAGACTTCCCTGGAGATAGTCATTTTTCTACAGATGGTACTTTGGAATATTTAAAAGACAAGGTATCAGTTACTTTAATCGGTGGATTTGATGAAGTAGAAAAAAGGAACGCTTACCTGAATTATTTAAAAGACGGTGATATTTGTTTGAACCTGGACACAGACGAAATACTGGTTGGTGAAATTCCCCAATTGAACGCAGATACTGGTATAATACAGGTAGGCGAGCAGGGCGATAGACGAAGGCACAGGCGCACTAATAGGTTTTTCAGATACAGGGCAGGATTGCATTACTGGGGAACGCACAAGATGATTTTAGATAGTAAAGGTAAAGTATTTGCAAATTTAGACAGGGTAGGAGAAGGATATACCAGTCAGAAGGTAACAGAATTTGAGCTACTGCATAGAAATGATTTGCGGAGTTCTGATAGGAAAAAGAGTAAAAAAGAATATTATAAAATTTTAATGGCGAGGGAGGCTAAAGTCCATGTCCCAGCTAATTGATGAAGTAAGAATACTAATAGAAGATGAGGATTCAGAGGATTTTACAGATGATGAGATTACAAAATATCTGAATAAGTATAGGAGTTACTTAGATGATTATCCATTAACTTATGAAAATGATGATTATTTGGTTTGGCTATCTGTGTATAAATACTTGGATAATGTAATTTTGGATTCTGCTGAAGATACTCCGATAGATACCGAAGACTACGAATCAGACGATATAAACGGAATATACACTTTCGCTGCCGAACCGACTAATCTGGCAGTTTACATAAAGGCTAATTATTATGATCTATACAAAACCGCAAGTGACATCTGGCTGGTAAGGGCGGCGAAGGCTACTTTTAGTGGTAAGGTAAAACTTGGAGACGAAGAAATACCTGCCGACAAATATAATAAGGAATATTGCATACAGAAGTATTGGGAATTAAGACCATCAGATTCTACTTCCATAGAAAGAGAATAAATGTCATTAATAATATTGATTAATATGTTATAATTAAGATATGAAATATCTACCAAGAAAACTTATTAAGGAAGAGGTTAATAAGGTAAATCCCAAATTTGATTTTGATGTTATATTATCACACAATCGTTATGAGTTATTTGCAGATAAAAGTTATGTTGTAAAGATTAAATATAAAAAGTTTAAAGATACCTATGGTTCAATTATTCCAATCCGTAGAGATATAATAAGACAAATAAATCGAAGAGATTTAAGGAAAATATTAAATTATGAATTATTGAAAATAAATGAAAAGTTTAGTAGTTGTAAGGGAAGAAAAGAAATAAAACGTAGAACAATAGAAGTAACCAAAGAATGGTTACAAGATACATCGAATTGTGTTTAAATAAAAATAAAAATTTAATTAATTAAAGAGTCTCAACATTGAGGCTCTTTTTTATTGGAGAAATAATGTCATTAATAACAAGTACAAGAAACCAACAAGCTAATTTAATTAACCAAAATAAAGCGTCTATTGTAATTACCAGAACAACTAAAATCAGTGATGGAGCTGGGGGCTACAGTACTTCTACAGAAGATTTGGATTCACAGGACGTACGAATTTATAACAAACGGTCAAGGACACTTAGTGTTACAGATGGTGGATGGCATAGTGAGAGAGTAGTAAAAATGTTATGTAAATATAATGCTGATGTAAAAGCTGAAAGTGCAACTAACAAAGATACCTTTACACATAACAGTAAAAATTACAAAATACATGATGTGAAAGATATATTTACTAAGGGTTCTGTAGTATTTAAAGAGGCAGAAATCATTGAAATATAGTATAATAGTTATAGCAAATTTATTAAATACGGGGGTTACTCGTACTAACCCCCACCTTGTACGAGGAGGTACAAAATGCCATATAAAGGATACAAACTTTCAGAAAAGCATAAACAAAAAATAAGTGAAACTCTTAAAGGAAGAAAGCTTACTAAAGAGCATAAGAAAAAGATAGGATTAGCTCAATTAGATAAGAAGAATCATAATTATGGTAAAAAATTATCAGATGAATGTAAGAAAAAAATTAGTTTAGCTTTAATAGGTAGAATTGGTGGACATACAGGAAGGAAACATTCAAAAGAAACCATAAGGAAAATTAGTGAAAGCCTTAAAGGTAGAATATTATCAGAGAAACATAAAAGAAAAATAGGATTATCAAATAAAGGAAAGAAGTTTTCAGAAGAACGTAGAAAAAATATAAGTAATTCTAAAAAAGGAAAAAATTTAAGAGAAAAAAGCCCACGTTGGAAGGGTGGCAAAAAAATAAGTAGAGATTATATATGGGTATTAGAACCTAAACACCCATTTTGTAATAGCGAAGGTTATATTTTAGAAAGTAGACTTATAATGGGGAAATTTTTAAATAGATATTTAACACATGAGGAAGTTATACATCATATAAATGAAATTGTTGATGATAATAGGATTGAGAATTTAATATTGTTTGCAAATAATGGCGAACATAAGAAGTATCATGGTAAATTACAGAAAGTAAGTTAAATGAAAGATAACGGAGTAAAAAATATTATACGAAATATGCGTAAATGGGAAGCAATGAAGATGGCTGGCATTGATGGATTGGGTAGAATTACAGCAGGTGAGGCAGCAACGAAATCTAAGGCTGAAGCTCGCTGGATTGATAGAACTGGTAATGCAAGGCAAGGTTTATATGGCAAATGGCGACCAAAAGATAAAGTTATTGAACATGGCCATAGAGTCACTTACGGGGTACATCTGGAACTGGGTTTTAATGGCAGGTACTCAATACTTGAGCCTACAATTAATGCCATAAAAAATGATTGGTTTAATAATGTAAAACGAATTATGGAGAGTAATATATAGGGAATTGTGGTATAATAATTATAATGAATTTATTAAATTAGGGGAGTGCCTCTATCACTCCCCGACCTATAGAGGGGGTTAAAATGCCAAAAGGATTTCAAGGTTTTCAAAAAGGGAATATAATTAATTTAGGTAGAAAATTTGGTTCCAAATCTTTAGAAGTGCGTAAAAAATTAAGTGAAGCTGGTAAACGAAATAAGAATTTATTTCAACAAGGGCATGAAGTTTCAACAGAGCATAGAGAAAAAATAGGTAAGGCGCATAAAGGTGAGAATAGTTGGAATTGGAAAAATGGGCGGGTAAAAAATGGTGATGGTTATATCTATATTTTAATTCCAGAACATCCATTTGCTTGCAAGAGTGGTTATATCTTTGAACATCGCTTAGTTATGGAAAAGTTTTTAGGTAGATATTTAACACATGAGGAAGTTATACATCATATAAATGAAATTGTTGATGATAATAGGATTGAGAATTTAATATTGTTTGCAAATAGTATAAAACATACGAATTACCATAAAATGTTAAGGGAAAAATTAGCATGAGAACAGCATTATATATAGAATTATGTGAAATAACAGAATTTGGCAGCAGGGTATTCCAAAGTTATTCTGCCCCCGACAATACTGTTACCCCTTATGCGGTCATTAAACTATTGGACGATGATCCTGTGGTTGAAAATATGCTTGGTTCAATGATGAGCTTTTCAGTATTCATTTATGGCAGTCCCAACAGTTTTATAAGCTTAGATGCTTTAGCAATACTGGTTAGAAATAAACTTAATAAGGTTACAATAACATCTACTACCGGACTTATCTTTAGACCGGAGTATGTAAAAACATTGCAGGATTATAAAGAGGAAAACGGGAACTTCATGAAAAGATGTGATTTTGACGTCCCTGGCGTTCGTCCATGATTTAAAGTTGGAATTATGGTATAATATATGTAGCATAATAAGGGGGTATGCACTCATCCCCACCTTAGTAAGGAGATTAAAATAGGAAGAGATAAAAAAGGTAGATTTATAAAAGGACATAAGCCTTCAGAGGAAACAAGGAAAAAACTAAGAGAAGTAAATTCTGGTAAGAATCATCATTATTATGGTAAACACTTTTCTAAAGAATATAGAAAAAAATTAAGTGAAGCTCATAAAGGTAAGGATAATCATCAACTTGGTAAAATTCGTTCAGAAGAATCTAAAAGAAAAATGAGTTTATCTCATATAGGGAAAAAGCTTTCTGAAGAGCATAAAGAAAAAATAAGATTAGCTAATTCAGGAGAAAAAGGTAATAGTTGGAAGGGTGGAATTACACCTATAAATAAATTAATAAGAGGTAGCGCTAAATATGATAACTGGCGAATAGCAGTTTTTGAAAAGGATAATTATACTTGTCAATTATGTGGTGATAGAAGTGGTAAAGGTAAAGGGGTATATTTACACGCTCATCATATAAAATCTTTTAAGAGTTATCCTGAATTAAGATTTGAAGTAAGTAACGGTATAACATATTGTGACGATTGTCATAGTAAAACTGATAATTATAAAAATAAGAGGAAAATAGAAATAGCAATATAAATTAAATTTACAACTAAATATTTCAATAATTAAGCACTTCGTTTGAGGTGCTTTTTTTATATATCAAAAACAAAAGAAAAGGAGATTACAATGGCTGACACAAGTGGAGATAAAATTGCATATGGAGTAAGGCAGATAAGAATTAAAGGCTTACTTGCTACAGGAGCAGAAGACCCATCGGCTACAGAGTACGATATTGACAAACCGCAGAGAGTTGGAAAGGCATATGTCTATGTAGACGGTGAGCAGGCAATACAGAGAGGCGGAGACGAGATTGTTGCAGTAATTAATGAAGATGACAAATTTATGGGAGTAGATTTGACATTAACATTGGCTGCATTAGTTCCTGAAGTAGATGAGACAATTTGCGGTGGTACAGCAACACCTGCAAGTGGAAAATGGGAAAGTCCTAAATCTTCAGCCGAAGACGCATACCCATTTGAACTTACAGTATGGGTTGCAAATTATAAGACCAGCGATGCTAACTCCCCACAGGACGGTTTTATAAAATGGACTTTCCCAATGTGCAAGGGTAGATTAGCCTCTGACGAGAACGCAGATAAGACTTTTGGTGCTCCAAGCTACACCATTGAGGCAAGAAGAAATGACTCTGATAGTGAAGACATCAAGTCTGCGGAGACACGTGAAAAAGTTGATGCAATAGAATAAATAAAAACTAAATAGGAGAAAAAATTGGAAAATAAAATTATCACAGATAGTGATATAGCAAATCTTCGTGCCAAGAATGGCGAGGTAATAGATTTACCTGATTTTGACGAGAAAACTCCATTTGTAGCAAGGGTAAAAAGACCGTCACTTATGGAACTGTGCGCAAAGGATATAATTCCTAACGGGCTTCTGGCTGAAGCTCAACAGCTATTTGAGGGGGACTTGCAGAAAGGCAATCTGCTCAAATACAACGAGATTATGCGCAAGGTTGCCGAAGTGGCCTTAATAGAACCTAAATACAGCGATGTAGCCGACATACTAACTGATGAGCAATTGGTATGTATATTTGACTATACCCAAAAAGGGGTGATGGCGTTATATCCCTTTCGTAAAATCAAAGAGCTTTATGAGAATTTCAACCGTAGCGGGACAGACAAAGGAAAAAATGTCGGAAATGTTAAAAATAGAAGATGATTATGTATCGTTTTGTGTAAACGAAGCCAGTCTCTATATGTATATGAAATGGAAGGCTGGAGAGAAAACTTACAGGGAAAAATTGTTTGAGCAGAATAAGGAATTTCAAAATTTAGGTAAGAAGGGCAAATAATGTTTGGTAACATGGGAACTATCTGGTCGGAACTTGGATTGGACTCCACTCGATTTAATCAAGGCATGCAGCTTGCGGAAAGCAGGGTGGCCCTTGCTGGCAGAAAAATGCAGACATTTGGGCGCACCCTTACTATGGGAGTATCCCTGCCCTTAATGGCGGTAGGAATTGCTGCCACTAAAGCAGGTATGGACTTTGATAGTGGCATGACAAAATCCTTAGCTATTATGAATAATGTCAGTCCACAGATACGTAGGCAAATGGAACAGACCGCTAAAAGTATAGTGGATTATACGACATTTTCTGCAAAAGAAGGGGCAGATGCATACTTCTACTTGGCTTCTGCTGGACTTGACGCAGCACAATCTATTGAAGCATTACCACGTGTTGCAAGATTTGCACAGGCTGGTAATTTTGATTTGGCACGTGCTACCGACCTCTTGACTGATGCACAATCTGCTTTAGGTCTTACCATGAGAGATGATGTTGTAGCCAATATGGAAAATATGGTTAGAGTCTCTGATGTGCTGGTTAAAGCCAATACCTTGTCCAATGCAACCGTAGAACAATTTTCTGAAAGTTTAACGAATAAAGCAGGTGCAGCCTTAAAGATGTTGAATAAAGATATTGAGGAAGGCGTTGCCATTCTGGCTGCATGGGCTGACCAGGGCGTAAAAGGTTCAGAAGCTGGTAATTACCTAAATATAGTACTGCGAGATTTGCAGAGTGCAACAATTAAGAATGGTGAAGTGTTTGAGCAGTTCAACATAAATGTCTACGATACTTCTGGCAATATGCGCAACATGGCTGATGTTATATTTGATTTGGAAACTGCCTTAGATGGTATGTCCGATAAGGAAAAGCGAGCCACCTTAATGATGTTAGGTTTTCAGGATAGGTCTATATCGGCAATGATGACCTTGCTCGGTACATCTGACGCAATCAGGGGTTACGAAAAAGACCTTAGAAGTGCTACTGGATTTACCGAAAACGTTGCAGCTAAACAAATGGAGTCTTTTACTGCACAGGTGGAACAGCTTAAAAATGAGCTTATAAATGTAGGTATATCCATATTTGATATATTGCGACCAAACCTTGAGGATTTACTTATCCAGGTTAAAAAAGGAATTGATTGGTTTGATAATTTAACTGAAGGACAG